CTGGGAAGATGACGGGTTTGTGCACACTGATTCGGGGTCCGTGTTCTGTGGGAATTGTTTCTTGGATCGGGACAAGTATGGTGAGCCCTACCACTCGGACAGGGAGGAGATGATAGCCAACCCCAGCAACTACCTGCCCCGTGGACATTGAATCCTTGAGGGCACATGTGCGGTATTGCGATAACCGTAACACACCCGCATCCTTTCCGGCGAAGGCGAGAGAAAGATTACCGAATGATGAGGAGCTGCACGACAACCAGCTCGCCCAGTTTGGGGCGGCTTGCAAGGTCTTGCCATCCTCCGTTCCTCAACGATTGGGGTATCAGAAAAGAATTGACAAAAGAAATGCGTAGTCTATAATGCGCTCAACTCCAGTGAGTTATATCACTGGGAAACCTGAATAAAATACAATGACAAAATTGAACACACCCGTTCACCGAGAGGTGACTATTAATGGGGCGGACTACATCGCCTCCCTCGTGCCTGCCACGACAGATATGCCAGAGTTTACTCTTCGGAAGAAGAGACACAAGCAAGTCTATAGGCAGTCGATGCCAAGCCTGATCGAAGCACTCGACAGCGGGGAAGAACAAGTCCCACCGTGCATTATCCAGACGCCGCTGGAGAGAGAAGAGAAGCATGGCACCCCTACGTTCTTCACCCTAAGCAAGGGCAAGGTGCGGAAGACGCACGCCGACTCACTGGCATCCGACCCTGAGTTCAGCGTGTCTGAAATCAGGGACAAGCTGGCTGCATCGGAGATGGACTACGCGCTGAAGGTCGAAGTGCTCAAGGCAGTCGTCGAACTTTTCGATATCGAGCAGGAGTTAGATGCAACCCGCACCCTGAACCCTTAGTCATGCTAGTTACTAAACTTGAGCGGGGGTTGTACGAGGTGATCGATCTCCAATATAATAACTACCGCGTTGAGGATTCAACGAGGTTGAACCCAAGGTTCAAGCGGCCACCTGAATACCCAGCCACCTCACACAGGTGGGGGATCTGGGAGCAGGCCCATGGGGAGTGGACACTCCTTGACGGGAACCCTTCGATGCACGCTTGTCTCTCAATTATCCGCACATGGTGCGCGGCATCTCAACTCGGTGTAGATAAATGAAAACACTATACCCTGCTCAAGAGGAGACCTGCGATTTCTTCGTGGATGTAATACGAGATGGGAGGAACTCTTTGGACTCATCAGTCATGGGGACAGGGAAGACAGTTGTGGGGGCACGCATTGCCAAGAGGATCATCGAGAACCCCTTTCTTGAGGAGGAGGCGCGGCGCATCACTAATGTTGCGGTGATCTGTCCCAAGGCTGTCTTCCCCTCATGGGAAACGGAGCTACGTGAATGTGGTCTGGAGCCCACGTTCATCCAGAACGTGGAGAAATTGAGGCTCGGCAAGACCCCATGGGTGAAGAAGGTCGGGAAGAAGAATTTCAAATGGGAGATCCCGACAGACACGTTGGTATTGGTTGATGAGATACACAAGCTGAAGGGACCGTGGACCCTGAACGCCGCTCTCCTAGTTGCGTTGGTTAAGCAGGGCTTCAGGATTCATGGGATGAGCGGGACTCCCTGCGAAAACCCTATGGAGATGCGGCCTCTGGGTTATATGCTACGGCTACATACTAATGATCACTCGCGGGGAGGGTTGCCTAACTACTGGCAATGGTTGACGAAGCTGCGATGCACTAAGGGTTTCTTCGGGGGCCATGAAATGCGGGACGTTGGATTCGCCCTGAGTCAATTGCGGCAGACCATGTATGGGGTATCAACCCGTGGGTTAACCGTCGCGGATTTTCCTGATTCATTCAGGGACAACCGAGTTATCGTGGACCCCATTGAGTTCAGCAACAATGAGAAGATCGTGCAGGCTTATGATAAATTGGACATGGATGCTGAGGAGGTGAGGGATTACATCGAGAGGGGCAACGTCCCTGAACACTTGCGGGGGTTGGATGAGGACGACCGCCCCATGATTGTAAAGATCCTTGACGCCAGAATTGAGTGCGAGAAATTCAAGGTGGCGGACATAGCTGCCATGGCGAAGGATGCTATCAAGGAGGGGTATAATGTTGTGGTGTTTATGAACTTCACGAAGAGTCTCCATGAAGTAAGCGGACTACTGGAGTGTGAATACATCGATGGTTCTATTGCCGCTGATGCGCGGAACGATATTATAGATAAGTTCCAGCGTGACGAGACACACTGTCTGGCTCTCAATGCTGCAACGGGGGGGACGGGTATATCCCTCCACGATACGGTGGGGGAGAGGCCGCGCCTGTCTCTAATTTCTCCGAGCTTTAACGCCAAGGAATTTTCCCAAGTGCTTGGTCGCATACACCGCAACGGCGCTAAGTCTGACGCCCTCCAGAAAGTCTTACTCTCCGATGGATCTATTGAGGAGTATGTGATGGAAGCTATCAGCAAGAAACTACACCACATGAATCTTATTCATAACTCCCAGATCTGTGAACTTAACTCATCTTACTATAAATGAAGGAACCTAAAAATACGCACGCGCATGTGGTGCTAATAAATAATATGAAAGTTGCGATCAAAGCGCGACGAGATGATGACGACATGAACCCATCAGGCTGGAGCATAATTGCTTTTACTCCTTCTGCGAGTATACGATGTGTTCGCGCCCATCAACCCAAACACCTAGACCTTTTCGTCAAGGGCGTAATAGCTTTGACGGGGGGTGATGCGGGGCCAAGGTTGCCATCTTCGTCATACCAGATCGACCTTACTGAAATAGTTCATGATATCACGGGAGGAGTTTTCCTGTGAAGCATATAATCAGGACAGTTTACGAGAAGAATCCACACGCACCGATGCTGATGCAGGGGAGAGTGGTCGATGATGATTACGTCGAGCCTTCAACAGTTCGTGTGTGGGCACTGTGGAAGAACTGGTCAGGTGAATTGATGGTCGGGCCTGAGTTGATCGAGACCGGAACTAAACAGGGTATGCAGTTATCCAACAGGGTAGCCGTTCACTTAACTAAAATACATAGAGGACAATGACACTCCAAGAATTACTGGATCTACACGAGAGCACGGGGGAAAGATGCCGCCAGATAATGGCGCAGAAGAACAATGACTACACCGGAGGGAAGTATGCGAGTGATGTCTTTGCTAACTTCAGGTGCTCAGAAGTATTGGGGGTGCATCCTGTAACCGGAATCATGATGCGTGTGATGGACAAGATCCAGCGCATCAAAACATTCGTTAACGACGGGCAACTTTCTGTATCGGGGGAGACGGTGGATGATGCGTGCGAAGACATTATCAATTACGCCGTCCTAGCTAAGGCGATGCTGATGCAGGAGAGATCAACAATGACAGGGGGCGGATCGGTTCCTCGCAGTCACCCTGCGAAAGATCGTTGCTCCGATAAAGATTACGACGCCTTGAAGGAGACTGTTAAAGATTCCATAAAGGAGAAGATACTTTAGTGCCCTAGTTTTATCTGGAGATCAGGATACAATTCCGAGGCATGTTCTTCCAAGAGCCTGATCCTTCTCCTACCCTCACTTGTCTTATTGAGGATGTCCTTCATTGGTTTGGTCAGCATCGGACGGTTCATGTAGCCGACCTCCGTCAGCTTGAGTCTTTCCTTACTCACCCCATGAGATTTTGCAGCGGCATGTCTTTCAGCTCTCGGTATCCCGAGACCTTCGAAGCCCCGCATGGTGTCAATCAATTCGTGGTTCGCACTGATACGCGCTCTGGCAAACCTGTTGTATAACCGTTTCATCTGACCATCGGTCATACCTTTCCCGCCTCCAGCACCCATTCCGCTAAGTATCTTCCTCATTGCAGCGGTTGTCTCCCTGTATTCTTCAGTGTGGGTTTTCAAAAACCTATTCATCTCTGATGTAGGGTCAACCTTTCTGGGCTTAACAGGAAGAGCGTCCGCCACAAGCAGACCGAGGGGGGACTCATCCCCATCTCCTCTAAGCGCGGTGTCCGCTTCGATTAGTTTGCTCAATGTTCTTGGGAAGAACCCTGTCTCCATGAAGTGGAACATCCGTTTGAACGTGGCGCTCGGGATGCCCTCCCCCTTTAGTGATATCCTATTCCCGAAGTCATCCTCATTGAGGGCGGTTTGCCATACGGCACTAGCAAGAATTTGCTGCGACAGATAGGGCTCCAGTAACTGCCCCAGTTGAGCCACCCCTTCTATAGGTTCACCCCTGACAATGTGCTCAAACATTCTAGCAAAGGGTGCTTGGACAATCGCAAACGGATTCAAGTAGGTAAGGTCCAACCTCCATAGTCCCGTCTCCGTCTTGTAATAAAGGAACGTGTTATTCTTAGAGTAGAATGGGAGACCTTGGCGGAGAGCTTCTTCCTCATCATCCCCAATACCGAACATTGCTTTCAGCATATACGGCAGAGCCATAGTTATACCATGAGTTCCGAGGGCACCTCTAAATCTCTTGTTCCCCCTCGCCTTTATAACTGGGTTGGGATCGTTGCGCTCCTTGTAAATAAGCATACCATTCTGCACCATAGTCCTTGGGATATCCGCTGCGAAGCGAACGAACGGGGCACCCATCACTGACAAATTGGAAGCCGTAAACCGTTTGATAAGTGGCAGTGCTTTGCTGTAGGATTGGGAAGTGTTCTTAGTTTTCTGTGCCGCCATAGTTTTCATGGCAGTTGTTGGCGTGCCATCCGCTTTAAGCAGACGACCGTATCTTCCTTTCGCCCCGACCTCTGGGTTATCGAGATCATGCTGCGCTGCCTTGATTAACCACTTGAGTTCAAACTGGTAGAGCCCGATCTTATGGTAAGCATCACACGCGGAAGCTATACCTCCAAGGTATTGAAGCGATCCATCGAGCCCCGACTTAACTGTTTTCCCACCCTCAATACCGAGAGCCTTCATCCTTGCGAGGAGTTCAGGGGCAATTGTTTTGATCCCTTTCTTCCGTGCTTTCTCTAGCTCCTCACCAATCAGGCCAGCTTCTGTGGCGTCCTTGTTTAAATCCTCGAACGTAGTTTTCTCGGTGAGTAGGTTCTGGATAAGGCGAACTTCCAGCTCATCCCCGAAGACATTCAGGGTTGCTAGTGGCACAAGCTCCGCTTCTAAGTCAGCCTTAGACCCACGGGCGGCACGAACAATACGAGAATCCTCTGCCATCTGGGAATCGATACCCAATAACTTTCCTCCCACGCCCCCTACTTCTTTGAACATGGCGGGGATGCTCCCGTAGAATCCTGTTTGTGGTCCGAACCAGAAAGCATTACCCCCCATGTTACGGGGGTAGAATCCGGTAGACCCCAGCGTCTTGAGAGCCATGGAATAACCAGTGCCTAACCGTAACCACCCACCTATCTTTTGTAATGCAGTCTCGCGCTCGTTCATATCAGCACGGGCCGCAGCTTCTTTCCCTTCCTGATAAGTTAAGTCCTGCAAGTTAGCGAACACTTGTGGCGGAACAAACATTCCTTTAAGAGGGCTGAAGTCCAAGTCCCCCTTATCAGACTCTATTAATTTCCAGTCCCCGTATTTCTCTGGGTCGGATTCAAACTGTTTCTTTGTAATGAGCCATGGTTCCTTACTCTTGGTTCCTAGTTCGTGGAGCTTATGGAACAGGGACTGGTTAGCCATGACACTTGCAGTATGAATAAAAGTGTGGCTCAAATTATCGAGCCCATTCTCGTGACCATACTCCCCGAGTAGTGCCCTAATGGGGGCGGGTAAATCTTTCTTCTTGTTTAGGGTGGAGACCACTGCTTTGAGTGGGCCTTCGGGGAACTTTGCTTCATCGATGATTAATCCATGCGACCCGTCTGCCCTCTCTGCGGTTGTGATTTCATGGCGAACCTTTCCTCTTTGGTATGCCAAGATAAACCCTCGCATCATCTGACGCCCTATGGAATCCCCCTTAGAATCTTGTGCTGCTATTTCCTCATCAACCTTCTTGGTAGCATCCACCTTGCCCATCCCATCCGCAGCCATTACTTCAGCAACACGCTTCGCTCTGTGACGCCTAGTAAAATAGGCCATCGCATCGTCACGTTCTTTTTGATAAGTGGGGTCCGACTCATCCAGAATAGCTCCAGCAAACTCGTTGTCCTCAAACATCCTGAACCTTCTTGTGATGTAGATCCCGCCGTTGTGGTCGAAGGCTATCACAAAATCTTCACTGACTGTCTCCCCACTAAACAGTTCCATCCCCATTTTGGATAGCTCGTCTGTTAACTTGCGAAGCTCCAGCACAATGTTGTGCATCTCTGGGGAGACCAGTAACAAGTCAGCTAGCGCCGAGTCCCTTACCGCAATGGCGGCTTGGCGATTCTTCTCGCGGAACTTTTTGATATCCTCCAGCTTACCTGCTTCGGCGTCGTCCAGTAACGAAGCCTTCTCGGCATTGTCCTTGGACTTATTAGCTTTCGCTCTACGCGCATTGAAATTGTTTTCAACGGTTGCTTCCTGTTCGTCTGTGAGGGTGGACCCCATGTTACTACCCGAGGCAATAGAGATAAGCTCGGGGGGTATACCCCTGCCATCATTGTTGCGCTCAAATTCTTTGATGGTTCTATCGTGCTTGTTCTGGAGTATTTTGACTATCTTCTTAGACTCCCGCACGAAGGCTTTATTCTCATCAAAGAATTCAACAACCCGCCTGTCTGCTCGACGGGCAAAGTTTTTAATGAACCATCTCTTCGTGGTTCCCCATGCCCCCGTGTCAGAAGTTATATCCCACTTGTCGAAGTCCATTAACGGAACCTCCAACATCTCAATCCATGGCTCAAAGGATTGGCCCTCTACATTAAGCTCGTCTGGTATAGCTGAAGGATCGCCCCACTCAGGATCAGCATCCGCTGCCTGTTGCATGAGGAAGTTAGACGGACTAGGTACTCCGAGATCCGTTACTCCTGAGTCAGCTTCCCGCCCAGCAAAGAGTAGACCTCTTCCAGCGATAGCTTTTCGTTGAGCCGGACTTCCAATTGCGGCCTCAGCTCTTTCAAGTGTTCCACTTGCTGGGGTTCCATGCCATAGTGGCGCTGGAATTCCTCCCCCTCCGAGGATAATTTTTCTGGCTTGGGCTGGCTCATTTTCGTTCCATATCTTCTCACGTTCTTCAACAAACTTCAAGTCCTTCCTTGTGCTGTCTGGATATATAGCTCTTATAGCTTCCCAAGTAATCGACTGAAGTTGATACACAGGGATTCCTAACTGTTCAGCGGCCTGCCTATATGCATCCGCATACATGTGGAAAGTCCCCTGCAGTCCATTTGCTGGGGAGTTAGGTATACCCCCCGAAAAGTTATGCGACACAGGCCCAGACTTCTGGGAGTAGGGCATCAAGAAAACAGCGGCGACAGCGTGCGTGTCTATTGTTACATCCCCGTTGTCCCCATTAGGACTTATGATGTTGTTGTAGAAATTCCTTAACTTGTGATAACCCCCTAGGCTATCACTAATATTTTCTAACGAACCGTCTTCTACAATAGAAATTGCTTTGGCTGTTTCAGCCGCACTACCCCATCCGTTTTTGTAGGGTTCGCCATTGTCTTTTAGGTAGGGTCCATTGGGCTCCCCTTCAGGAGATACATTAGTAACCCCATTCCCAAACACAGTCTCTGCGATCAGTCGAACTGCCCACCCCTTATCCTCTGCTGTTTCTAATTCAGCGAAGGTCTTGCCCTTCAGTCCTTTAAAAATCTTTGCGCGTCTATCTTGAGCTTCCTTATCTAACTTCGCTTTTTGTGCTGGGCTTTTCCCTTTCTTCCGCGCAGCGGGGGCTTCGGCCAGTTGTATAGTTCTTTCTACGACCTCATTGTATTCGTCGTTATCGAGAACGTAATCGCGGTAGTTCTGGGTAACCTCAAGGACTTGCTCTGCTTGTGCCAAGTTTAAGAACCAATCCTTTTGGGGGCTGAGTGCAGCCATAACTCCAGCAACTTGCTGGGCGGATATGTTATATTTCTTTGCTAGGCCGTGAGCTATTCTATTAGTTCCTTGATACCATCTCTTGGACCGCGCCCGAATGTCGGGATCGACCGCGTTATAAAGTGCCACGAGATTATCGGACATGAAGTCTCGCAAGGCCGCTACCTTCTTCAGTGGGTTTCTTAATTTAGAAAATGATTTGGGTAAAATATAGCGTGCCCTAGGAGAATCTAAATTTGTAGACGCCGCGATCTGTGCGACCTGCTCCTCTACTTTCTTTATAATTTCTGCGGCAGCTTTGGGATCTGGATTATCTTCCCATAGGGTAGCCCCGATATTACTTGTGGCTGGGGTTTCCTTCGGCTTTGTCTTTGTCCCTAGGTTAGCAGTTCCTACTCTCAGGTCATTGCGGTTGCCCAGATCAAAAAGTTCTGGTGTTACCTCCATCCCAAGAGTGGGCACCCTAGGTTCTGAGGCGATGAAGAGGTTGCCCTCTTTACGTTCTACTTTCCCGAAGACAGCTTCAAGTTCAGAACGATAGTATTCAGCCTTCTGATTATTCTGCCACCCCTTTGAAGTCTCCTTACCTACTCCCCTGTTTGCTTTGGTGCCTTCGTGAATTAGGAAGTAAGCTGTCCCGTCATCCCCGATAGCGTTCGCAGCCTGCTGTATAACTTGTGCTCGGATGTGTTTCTCTTGGATAACATTCAGCACATTATTCACCGTAGCTGTATCAGCTCCGCCATCCCTAATGGTCTCAGCTACCTCAGCGTTGTGATCCGGTTCCCTATTCCAATGGTCGAATATAAGATTAGTAGCCCCGTAGTCTTTGAGGAGGAGGTCAGTTCCGTTATCGAATCTACCTCCCCCGATGTCGGCGTTTATTCCCCCAGCAAAAAACTGGACGACACCTTTCTTTGCGAGGCTACCGAAAGTAGCAGGTGGTTTCTTTTCGTTAATAGAAGTATCTTCGGCGGTAAACTCTTGGTCTATCGGGGGCTCCCAAAGCGCATCTGATTTCTCAACACGGGGAGGAACAAGGGAAGTAGAACTCATTGCCTGTTTGACAAGTTGGTCAATAACCTCCTGCGGGTTGCGTGGGTTGTGCGCCATGCTGGCAGGTGCAGGGCGGTAAGATGCCTCAAGGGCTCTAAGCTCACGGACCACATGGTTCACTGCGTTCCTCATCTCTGGGGAAATATCTTTTGCGGTCTTGTGATAAGCTATCTTAGTAAGCAGTGTCTTAAAATATTGCTTAACCGTGCCGAAGAGGTTGGGGTTCTCCAGCAAGAAGTTGATCTGCTCGTTGATGTTCCCGCCCCTCAATACTTTACCCGCGTGGATCGACAGTTGTTTAGCTGCGAGAGTAAATCTTTCCTTGGTAGCTACATCAGGATCTTCACTCCGCAATCTTTCTTTCGCTGCCGCTTGTTCGTCTTGCGGGTAGTGCTCCTCGATAACCCCGTCAGCAGTTTCCATATCCATGGCTGCAGCTAACTGCCCTTTCCCTTCGTCAGGTAAAGCAGCCCACGCAGCGGAGCGACCTATCTCCTCGTTCAAGATAGACGCAAGTATGTGCTGCCTACGCATAGGATCGATCTCATTTGCAGGCACTACTTGCGCCAGTTTAACTGCGGCTCTCCTTGGGTTAAATATTACCGCGCCATTTTCGGGATCGACTTGTGCTACAACATCAATCGTCTCGTCTATGAGTAGGTTAAGTTCAGACGGCAGGTAATCCCGTGCCCATAAAATATGTTCTGCTGCCTCCTCGTTGAGTGCGTTGTTTGCTTCAGCGTCCCCAGCCAGACCCATGTCCGCAGCCATTTGCGCCAAGCCAACCTGTGCATCGTTCACACTCTCTGCAACCTGATCCCTGAACCCTGCTGCTGTGGCAGGCTCCGGCATCCCCTTACGCTTGGTAAGATTTAACGCATCCGCTATGGCTTGGTTAGTTTGGTTGCGGTCCTTCGGGGAGAGTCCCAGCAGTTTACCGATGGCCTCAAGCACACGCTTCAAAAAACTTCTGCTTTCAGAGGGATACGGATGCCTTGCGTTGTCGATTGGGACACGGTCTACAAATGCCTGAAACTGGGGTGAGGTTAGTATATAAGTTATAAACTCGTGGGTATTTGATAACCCTGCTTTCGCCAGTTTTGATGGTGCTTGTCGTGGGCTGCGCCCCCTCACCTGTTTTTGGATGAGCTTACGGAGACTCTCAAGTCTGCGTATAGCTTGGTTCTGTTCTGAGGTTCTACTCTCCGGTGAGGCATCGACAATAGAACTAGTGAAAGCATGGATACACTCATGCACTAGAGTATCCGCTATTCCCCTGCCTCCCGCTCTCCACGGGTTAATGACAATAGTTGGTTTACCAGATTGATCGTAGAAGAAACCCCCAGCCCATTCACCGTTATTAGGATCAATAAAAAATTGAGTATTTCTAAGGAGCCCCTTATTGCGGAGGAGGATCTTAGCTACTATCGCGAGTGTTTTGTTTTTGCCATTGGCAATTTTTTCCAGCGCGGTGACGATGGTCTCGGAATCTCCATCCTCTAACCCGAGAGCTTCCATCTCTGCCGCGTTACTACGCGCTATCCTTTCTCTCGATCTTCGATCAAAAGCTGATCGCTGTTTGAGCAGGGCAACAGCCCCCTTCATTTGTTTATAAAAATCTACGGCATCATCAACCCCTATGGTTTCGTCTGGGTGGAACCCTTGGAGTTCTTCCATGAGGAGGTTGGCGAACTCTGCATTAGCAGTGGGGGGCTTATCCACCGAAGGGGAAATCAAGCCGATAAGCAGGAGAGCCTTATGAACCGCTGCGCTTTCTGCATACACCCCAGCCTTTAGCTCCGATTGAAATTGTAGCGCCGACTTGTTTGTTATGTTCGCTCCCGAAGCGAGGAAGTGGATCAGCTCATCAAAAGTTTTCTCATTAGATACCTCTGGGGGCTGTTGTCCGTGGTGAACCTCGGTGTTGAGTAACCGACTAACCGCCTTACGGAGGGGAGCGTCCTTCTCAAGTGCAGCAATGACTGTCTCAAATTGGTTATCTAAAAATCCTTTCAGTTGGTTTTCAGGTATCGGCGGGAGCGGCTTCTCTCTCGGGGGGACGAAATTATCCTCTGCATTATCCTTGGCATCAAAGGCAGGGTCGTCCTGTATGTCCGTGTCAGGAGTGAGCATACTCACAAGATCCCTTGTTGCCCTCTTGGATCTTTCCGATTGTTGTTCTGCGAAGAAGCGTCCTTGCGTCTGCCTTACGTCAGTTACATAGAAGGGGAGCTGGTCAACCTCCTCCCCACTTTCTAATCTCTTAGCGTATTCATAAATCTTCGCCTGCATTTCGAGGCTCATCGCAACCGCTGTTGCTTCTGTGAAATCTTTATTGAGGTTCAGCGCATCATCATTGGTGATAATCCCCCTCATCATGGGGAGATCTTTCACAACCTTCAACAAGTGGGGGAGGGAAACTCTTCTCTTCGGATTGAAAGGGTTCTTAACTTTCGCTTCCGTAGTGAGGGTGGTGGTAGAACGGGCCTGATGGAGGCGAGTGATTAAACTTTTAATTACAGAGTAATCTGCCTCGTGATTCCCGACCCTGTTAAATGCAGTTTTCGCTGAGAGCAAGCCACCTGATACGGGCAGCATGATATCATCCACATAGGTCTGGTCCCCTATTGTTTTAAACTTGAAGGCTTTATTAACTTGAGGGTTGGAAACCATGTCCTCCTCAACGGGAATGGCGATGTTATTCTCCAAGAGGGTAAGCATCCCTATGGGGTCATTATTAAAAACCCCTTCTCCTCTGGAATTCAAATACACATTCCCCGCAGCAGCAAATGTCTTGGGGATTTTTGCTCCCCCCTTGGGCATTGCTCTTTTTATAACGGGGTATTTAGCCCTGATCATAGCAGCCAACTTTTGAGTCACCTGCTTCAAGTAGGATTTACTTGTGTTGGATATACTTATGCCGAGCTGCTCAAGCTGTGATGCGAGGATTGTGACGGGGAAGCCGTGCTCCGCCAGATCCTCCAAAGAAGATATGTCTTCATCTCCAATAGGCTGCGTGGTTGAGTCCTGAAGTTGTTCTTCTTTGAAAAGCTTTTCAACTACCCTCCGTTCGTGCGCCGCCTTCTCAGGAGATAACACACGGGAACTATTTTCCGCTTCGACCAACTCGTTAATCCCCCGCGTTAAGCGGTCACCTTCAGGAAGTTGTTGCAGCTCGTTGTTCCGTTCTTTCCAGAGAGCTTCTTTCCTATCTATATCCGATAAGGCGAACTTATATTTCTGCTCAGGGGTATGAACCACCGTTTTCGAGGGGTCGGGGTTACTAACAGCAACCTGTCCCGAGGTTGATTCCCCCTCGGAATCCTTCAGGATCTGTTGCACCGCTTCGCTAGAAGCTACCTCGGGGTCAATAGCTTTGGTTTTCTCGCGGGAACTCCCTTGGTTTGCTACCTCCTGATCTACCTTCTCTGATGTTAGGTTGCTGCCTAGTTCTAGTTCAAGTTGTTCAGCCGCCGCTGTGACCTCGGGGGTAGACTCGATCGAAGGTGCTTCGGACGAACCTGAACCTGAACTCTCTCCCGACTCCGAATCCTCTTCATCCTCCGTTGGTTCGTATTTATCTAAAATTGTTTCTACCTCTGCACTGGTTTCGGGGGCGGTCTCTTTAAGTTTCTTGAGCCGCGCTGACAATTTTTTATCCTTCGCCACCCTTGAGGTGTATTCTTTTCGGATCTGTTCTTGGAACGAAACAGCATCGCTCTGATTGAACAGCATCTTATTGGGGGTTATGTTCCTAGCTGTAGCCCCAGCAAGAGGAGCCCCCGCGCCCATGATCCCGCCGATCAGCGCAGCGTGGAATGCCTGTTCTACACGTTCTCTAAAAGAAGTGGTTTCATTTGCCCACGCATCCTGCACAAACCCGTTTACAAATTCATCCAACCCCTCCTCAAACCCCTCACCAACTACAGACCTACCAAGCTGTGCAGCGAAGCGACCGTAGTTCTTCCGCATTACTGACTTGATGCTATCCTTTAAAACTTTTTGGAATGGCTCATCAGCAATTTGTCTCCCGATAATATTTTGGGAAACCGCTTTCAGTTGCCTGTAACTGAGACCTTTCAAGTAGGCCGTCTCCAATCCCCCAAACTTTCCTCCCCCGATTGTCCCGAGACCAGCGGTAATAATCCCCGTGATAGTCCCCCCCACTAATCCGGCCCCGAAGCCTGCTTTGTGGGATTCCTCGCGAACACGTTCTGCATCCCAGCCCTCGTGCCAATTGCCTTTGGGATCTGTATGCATGGCAGTAAGCTTATCTTGGGTGGTTCTGAATACAGCACCGTAACTATTAATCCCAGACCTAGTAGCTGCGGGGACAAACTGCGCCGCACCGATACCTAAAGTTTTTCCTAGCTTACCATTGTATGCTTTTACCGCAGCCAATGTAGTTTCTTTGCTTACACCTTTTAGTGTCTGTGCTTTTAGTAGTCTGTCCGCAACCTCCTCTGTGCTTTCTTTGATTAATTTACCCGCTGCGTCTCTCGTTACTTTCTTCTTTAAAGCTCCCCTCGCTGCGGCAGAAAGGACGGATCTCGCTGCGGCTGTCGCAGAAGCCTTCGCACTAAAATAGGTGGCTGTTACTGCAGCGGATGAGCCCCCAGAAGGAACAGTTAACAGGGCGGCTCCGACAGTGATGACTGCATCGACTGCCATGGGGGCAACTTGTTCGCTAATCTCTTGCCCGAGACCCATCTCTATCCCCCAGATCCCCGCCATCTGTCGGTTGTGGGCTACCGATTCCGCATTACTAATAAGTCCTTCCTGTCCCCACCTCTTTATTGCGTCATCAACAGGTCTCCCTTTTACCAACGAATCGATGCTGAGGCCAATTGGCCCAGTCAAGAAACTACCCCCTATAACCGCACCCCCGTAATATAGAGTGGAGAAAGCGTGACCAACAGATGTCCAGAATCCCTTCGACTTAAAACTTACATCATCGTTTTTTCTGATAAAACTTTCGAGGATCTGGGTGTTGGTTAAACCTATTTGTGTTCCCTCGACAACTGCCTCCTGCCATTTCTCTCCCCATGTTCCGTCTTCGGATAAAGTGTCATTGTAAACATCCCACTCTTGCGCGACGACTAATTGCCGCCGCACATCTTCGGCCTCTATCTCGGCCTCAGAAAACCCTGCTTGGGTTAATGCTTTCCTAAAAAGTTCAGGCTTGAGTTGCAACTCACGTTGGACGAGAGCCCCGCTATATCTAGTTCTGATTACACCCTGTGCTAAATCCTCTTCTTCATCTGAATAAAGGAGGGAAGGTTCAAAATCTTCCCCGTCCCCATGCATCGCAAGTTTCATGGATATGTCGTGCACAACATCACCAAGCACCTCTTCGCTTAGTCCGGTCTCGTCAACCAGCCTGCGTATTAATTTGATTCGGGTTTCTTCTACATCATCTGCCGCGTCCTCAATTCTCTTCTCGTGTTCCAGCCTGTCCTCCGTTTCCGTCCACTCCTTATCATCGCCCGTCAGCGCGTCCCACGACATGCCGACGAATGTTCCGACCGCACCAAAGACACCCCCCACGTTTTTATACGCTTTGTCCCCCCATTCGTAAGATGTTCTTACTCCAAACTCTTGAGCTATCCCTTGGATCTGGGCACGCATTATTCTGCCAGCCTTACTTTTCTCCTCCAAGGCACTTAAAACGTCTGCCTCTGCATCCGATCGGGCTTCAAGTTCATAATACATCAGGGGATTATCCTTGGTCCCCGTGAAAGGTATAATGGTTCTCTTGCGCTGGAGTTCAAACAAATGGCGTGGGCGGATACCGTATTGAGCGGACGTTCTAATAACATCTTCAGGGGTTAGTCCTTCGGGAATTGGCCCCACGAGCACCTGCTCCTCTCCTTCTTCGTCTATGTAAGCAGCGGCAGGGATTTCCCCCCTCTCGAAAAGCGTAGTGTAACGCTCCTCTTTCCTGTTTCGGATAGCTTCATCCAACCCGACGTAGTCGTAGTCTTCAAGGATGTGAGTGTTATCATCAGCAGTCCCATCTTGCCCATCGTCCCCAGCCCTTAAATCCGCCAGCCCTACATAAGCACTTATAACTTTCAGGTCTTCTAACCCTTCCAGCGACCCTGTCTTAGCAAGTGTGTCCTCTTCAAAAGCCGTATCACCAAGGATGCCTTTAGCCTCTTCATAATGTGTGAGCGTATGGAGGGAACCTAACTTTGCATTTACCTCATCTACGTTCTCCGCTGTGAGTAGGTTTTTCTTGTTTAGTACTTGTTGGAGTTTGAATTGAAGTGTCCTCTCAACCTGAGGTGTGTATTGCCCCGCGCTTAAATAGGACTCCCTCAGAAAATCCACATAGCGTCCGTAACTTTCGACAGGATCTTCATAAACATTATCGAGGGACCATTCAGAAAAGGGAGTCTCAACAAGAGAGGGGGCGGATAAAGGAGCTGGTTTGCTTGGGTCTGACATAGCAGAAGCAGTTATGTTTTTTTAAATTGTGTTTTAGTCAATTGATCCGCCGACTGCGGAGAGTGCCGCATCCCTCTCCTCTTCCATGTCTTTGAACAGCTTTTGCCGGTAGTCATAAATTTGTTTTTTTATCTGGGAGGGGGTGCCCTTTAGGGCCGTGCCGTCGGGTAGCTTATACTTGTTGAGTTCGTTCAGCATTCCTAGCTTCTTCTCCGGCTCCTCTTCAGCCGCCATCTCTTTAGCGGCCTCATCCACGATCTCTTTTAAGTCGTCGAGGACTGCGTTAGCTCTTTTGTTTTTCGCGTCCAGAGAGGCTGAGATAGCAGACTTTTCTGCAGCAGTCTTCGCCTCAGTTGCCTCAGTCTCCGCTGTTTCATGCTCATCAAACCGTTGTTGGAGGGCGGCGGCGAGAGGCTTATCCTTCTGGCTCAACTCGCCATCATCATCTCTCATCGTTTCTATCAGATTATCAACATCCTCCTGATCCTTAGGCTTGTATGTTCTGCTATTAAGAAGATTGGCTATTGTCCCATGAGGATCTTTCGCTTGTTCTGCCGCGAGTTTCTTATCTTTCTTCGCAACCTTCGCTTGCTTCTCACCGAGTTTCGCAGAGTTGAAATCCTTCAAAGCATTGTAACTCCCCACCAATGCTGGGTTATTATCGAGAGTCTTCGCATTATCAACTGCCCAAAGGCTTAATTCTTGTGCCCTTTCATGGGGGGTAAGGTCGTCATGGGCTATCTCTGTAAGACCCGCTGTTGCAGCCTTTGCCTTCTCATCAAACTTCCGCTTCTTCCTCAGATCCTTCTTCTTTTGTTTTAGCTCAAACATCCCCGCCCTGTGAGCAAAATCAGAATTCCTCTGTTGGGTGAGATGGTTATTCAACTTCATCATCAAGTCCAACTGGGGGGCCAAGCGTGCGTCCTCCCGTTCCCCTAGGAACTTTGCCTCTGAAGAAGATAGCCCAAAGGTGTTTCTTTCGGGAGCTATGTCCCTATCAAAATCAAGCGGATCTGGCATGGCTATAATACTTATCTGTTGAGTTTCTTGCGGAGCTTCTGTTCAGCTTGCTGCATCATACGCAGTCCCAATTTCCTATTAACCTCCCGCGCTTCGCCGACGCGCTGTTGTTCTATCTCACTCTGTCTCCTGAATGCGGGGGTGGATATAGCTGGGGCATTGCTTTCGGGAGAGTCCGCCCAATTAGCGGCGACTCTTTCCGCAGCCCTTGTGAATCCTTTTTTCCTAAGCATCTCAGCTTTCCTCAGTTCGCTGCGGCGCGAGTGCAGCTTCCGCGTCTTCCCTAGGCCGCTGACCTTGTCGTGCTCGGCATACCAAGCTTCATAATCAGCATCACTTTTTTCCTTCTCTTCCTGTCTCCCCTGCAATGACGCTCGCTCTTCATCCAATTCTCTGTCGAGGGACTCCTCATCGATCCCCAGTTTCTCCATACCAAAAAGCTTTAGCTTTTCCTCGGCCTCTTCGGGGTTGTCAATTTTACCCGCCTCAACGTCCCTGTAAAATTTACCCATCTTCCTCCTATATTTTCTCCTCGCACCGATTACTTCACTCGCGCTGGCATTATCCACCCCGCTTTCACCTCCCAGCATACTTAAAAGACTCTGTTGGTAATGACCCTTCTTAAAACCCTTGAGCCTTTTCTCTGTTTCTGCTTGGTCGCCAAGTGCAACCTTCTTACCAAAAACCGTGCTGATAGCTTGACCGCCGCCTTCCACAACACCCCCACCAAACTGCCTTACTTTGTTATAAATATCCGTCCATGCCGAATCCGTTATATATCCTTTTGGTGTGTAGCCCGCCATAGCTTAAAATATACGGGTTGTCGGGGCAAAAGTCAATCCATGAGGGTAGCCTCAGAATTTTGGAGAGCCCCCGACAATGTCTTTATGGTCGTCCTCTTGCGATATGTGTGTGAACCATCATCTTCTGGGGGGTCAACGGCTACTAAACCTAGTCTCTGACGGGCGCAATCCAGCGCCAAGAAAGCGGCATCTGCTAAATCAGGGCTCCTCCCAAACCTCGCTTTATACTCTGGCTTGGACTCAATCTTCATTCGTAGCGTTGATCCTTTCACCATATCATAGTTCCTCCCCGTTATTTCTTGGGCTAAATCAGAGTTAACTCCAAAGATTTGACGAGTCCTCATCAATTCTTTTCCCACAAACCACAGCTCAGAAACACGGTTTACATATAACTCGGTGCCCACCAATTTACTATTAGCACTAACCCGCTTATCACTAGCTTTCCCCCCGAAAGAAATCCGCATGAATTTATTAGACCACTCCCCCGCCAGCACATCACAAAAGGGAGCCCCCGCCCCAGTGGCGTCAACGCTCACATTCTCTGGGAGTATCTTCAAGCGTTCGCAATGGTCCTTTATCTGCCTTACAATCTGGTAAGTCCTCGGCACTGCCTTGTTTGTCGCATCGTCATTGAGATGTATAGCGGAACAAAATTCTAGAACATAATGACCCAACACATTATACCCACACTTAGCGGTGTATATGATCGTCCGGTCACCCCCATTAGTAAAGGCGGGGTCAATACCACACAAGCTGGTGGGGGTGCCTTGCCAGTCCACTGGGTTTAAAGCCCCACTTGTAGTTAGTTCATTCTCTGAGTAAATGCCTGTAGTCTCATCGCTATCAAAGAATACAGCACGGACCATCCGCATATAGCCTCGGCTCTCAACCCCAAGGAGAGCTTTGTCTTCATTTAATTTTTCCTGTGTGGGTAGCCATGGGTAAATAGTTTCCCCAGCCAAAATATTTGGGGATCGTTCCCCATCCAAACGTAAATACTTACCGTGCCATTTAGTTTCCCATTCGTCTGCGAGGTTGGTGTCCACACTATCCCACCCATCTTTAGGGGTAGCCCAGACTCCGAAAGCATCGAAGCGGCTATTAGGATTGGACATACCGATCATTTGGAATGAGGGGTTTTTAGACAGGTTTGTCAGACCCGCTTGTAAAATAGCCTCGGACAATTCCGATAGCTCATCCCCAATAAGAATCACCCTCTTTTGCTTGATGCCGATGAACTTACCTACTGCTTCTTTGGTCTTGCTCTTTTCTGCGGAGATCAAAGAAATTCCCGCTCGTTCTATCAAAATATCTTTTTCGTTTACATAAGATGCGTTGCCGATTGAATCCCGAATCTTGATTGGTGCATCATCAATCACGGACAGTAGAGACATAACACTACCCCAAATACGCTTTCTGGCTTCACGAAGCGTGGTGGATGTCATAAGAACAAGGGTGTCCTGTGGTTGGCTCAACCAATTTATGATCCCCCATGCAGCCATTGTGTGACTCTTTCCCGATGAAGCACTTCCCCCTACCGCTAGGTATTTATTTTCTAGGGCAGCGCGGATCATTAACTCAGCCCAAGGATGCTTGACCATTAATTTTTCGGGGAGATCATCCCTATTCCACAGCTCGTCGCACAGTCTCCAGAAATAATATTCCCTAATGACAGCTTCTTCATGGTTAGCGAACCCATAGAGTAAAGCAGTTAACAGACTTGTTGGGGGTATTTGAAACCCACCCACATCCATCCGCTTTGTTTCAGGATCAATATAAGGCTCCAGTAACTGCTTGCTCCTTGTATCCTTTAAAGACATAAGTATATTAAACAATAGAGCTTAAAAGCATGGGTAGCAATTCCAAAGAAGAAATTCAAGAACGGGCAGTCCAGATGTATCACAAGGATTGGAAAACATCTGCTATTGCAAAAGAACTAGGTGTACATTCAGGAACCATCCGAAGGTGGTTCAAAAAAAGAGGTATACCAGCGAGGAACGAAGCGGGTTTAAAACCAGAGGAACAGGTGGCCCCAGATAAACTAGCACAAGATATCGAACAGAACCTAGAAAACATGACGGATGCCGCTGTTATGGCGGCTAAACATGACGCACGCCTAGAAGAGGATAAAGCAATGATGGAAATCGCGGAGAGCCAGAGCACCCCTGCGGCGAAGTATCAGCACTATATGGCAGCAGCAGCAATTAAACTCGCCCGAGATGGTATGAAGAATGTGCGCGGTCCAAGAACGGTGAAGGAGTTGTCGGAGCTAGACCAACTCATCCGCAGGAATTTGGGGCTGAACTCAAAAGCACCTAACGCCGCCAGTAAGATGCAGATCGATATATCTATCTTGAACAACAGGAAGGCAGATCGGGGCAGAGGGGCAATCATAGACATAGAACCCAATGATAAATAACTTTGATAACTTCTCATGGGACTACAACGCAGCGGACGACCCCTACGCTAAAAGGAGTGCGTCTAGCTTTCCTACAGGTGGGGGCGGTAGCGTAGGCCCGAAAGAACCTTGTTACACAGAAATCGTTTTCTTCCACCAATTAGAGGAGGCTCTGCTCGGAGTAGTCGAACATACGCTCGGACCTCCTGTGGCTTGCTACAGTAGTTCTATTGCTTTGGCTATTCTACAACAGGAGCATGGGCTGACCCCAGAGGACGCACGCTTTGCTTTAACCCAGCTCATAGATTGTGATCTCGGCCCAGCGGCACCGTGCTTCCTAGATACTTCCATCGTAGAAAAGGAATGACCCTGTTTAAGAACAAAGAGCTAGTGCATGATCCTAAAGTTCTCATCCGCCAAGAAAACTCAACCAAGGATGACTTCTCATTTGTGGTGAGACAATTGGAGGGGGGTTTTTACAGAGTCATCCCGAGTAATGCGAAGGAGGTTTCGTTCCTCCAAGGGTTGAAGAAGAATGTATTCATATACTCTCCCGCAGAGGGGGACGGTCTTATAGTTACACTGAATCTGTTTTGATTATCGGCATTGATAACGGGCTGGACGGGGGGCTTTGCGCCATCTCCCGATGCAGTGGTAGTGTCATAGATAAAATCGCAATGCCCACCAAGTGGGTGAGCAAGAAGCGAGAGATTGATGTGGCCGTCATCAAACAGTGGATTCTAGATTTGAACACCCCCTTCGTCCTTGCTGTAGAAGAACCACTAGTTCACGCGAAAAGTTCGCAGGCCGTGCGCTCCATGGCGTTGAGTTTTGGGAAGCTCATGGGGTTGGCGGAGTCCCATGGGTATGAGACCTTCAGAGTCTCTGTGCACAAATGGCAAAAGATCATGCTCGGTTACAGGCCAAAGGGGATGACCAAAAAAGTTGCCCTCGTTAGAGCCGAGGATTTGGCCCCACAGGAGAACTGGCTCAAAAATAAGCGGTGTCGGAAACCCCACGATGGTATGGTAGACGCCTTTTTGATCGCTCGATATCTGTGGGGATTGAAAAAACTTGAACAAACTGTTTGACCACAAACGGTGGGTGGGGCATGGTTACCGCCATGCGATCACCGGACCACAAAGAGAGAGGACACGCGGAGTTCTCCCCCAGCAGCCTCAAATACTGTGCGGGATGTGCTGGTTATAAAGGACGGGACGGATCATCGGCAGCAGCCGAGATGGGGACAAGAATCCACGAAGCCCTTGAGATCACTGACTCGTCTAACCTTCAGTCAGAAGAAGAAGTTTCCATCTTCCACGAGATCCTAAACGATCAAGATGAGTATCTCCAGAACTACGGTCAGCCTCAAGAGAGTTACAAAGAGATACTTCTGGATATCGCCCTCACGGGAACATCTACTTATGGGACATGCGATTTGTTAAATGTGTATGAGGGCACTAAGGGGGTGTTGATCGATTATAAAACGGGGATCTCCCAGATCGACACCCCCGACAAAAATTGGCAAGCAAAGGGTTACACAGTTGGATGCTTCCAACGCTTCCCCGACCTTGAGACAATTGAATTCGTTTTCTTCGTTCCGCAGCGGAATGAAATTCTCTCCCACACATTCAACCGCTCCGACTTGGAAACTATGGTCGAGGAACTCTCCGAGGTAATTCTCCGAGCGGAAGAAGTGAGACCTAAATGGGACGAAGGAGCCCCCGATCTTTCAGACCTTACCCCTACCGTGAATTGTAGGTTCTGTAAATTTGAGGATGTGTGCCCTGCGTTAGGGGGGCTAGTGGTTGAAGTAGCAAAGAAGATCAATCCGCGAATGCCAGATGTTGATATAGACTCAACCGAAGATCCAATGGTTGTTGAGCAGTTGTGGGCAATAGCGAATATAGTTACCAATTGGGCGGCTGGGTTTAAAAAACGTGCCGTCGGTTTAGCTAAGGACGGGATGGAATTTCCAAACCTGCAACTGAAGACAACAAACGGGGCCAGAAAAGTAACCGACAAAAGTAAGTTCTTAGAGGTCGCCTACTACTATGGGCTGGATTCAGAAGCAATTTTTAAAGAGCTTAACATCCCTCTGGCGAAGATAGCAAAAGCTATCGGGGATAAAGCGGATCGTGGTGAGAAACGAAACCTCACCAATGCCTTCCTCGATGAGGTGGAAACAAAGGGCATAATTGAAACATCTCCCCCGCGACACACATTGTCGTAGGGAAAACAAGAAACAAGAAACAAGAAACAAGAAACATGAGTGATACTACTGAGCTTGCAAAAGCACCTGTTAACGCGCTGTCTTCATCGTCAGCACTACCATCAACTGTTGAACACAGTGACATCGACATCCCCCGCGTGAATGTCGTACAAAAAACCTCCGACATCACTGGGCCTGATGGGGAGCCAGCTCCATATGGGGCTCTCGTACTGGATAAGAGATTTATCCTAGCGGCCCCAGAAGAAGACATCAAAGTTGTTCCCCTGATCGCAATGAAAGCATGGCGTGAGGATGTTCCCTTTGATTCTGACGACATCCCCAGAATCGCTAATTCCATTGAGGAGAAGCACGCGCTGGGTTTGGACTCTGAATATCCTATCCTTGAATTTGCAGAGATCACTCTCTTGTTCAAAGGCGGGAAAGAAGACATCGAGGCATTTCCATTCCCTCTGGGTAAAGGCAATTATGCTCTCGGGAAAATTAATGTCGCCAAGGATGCCTATCGGCTGACCTTCAAAAGGTTGATCACGTTCGCTAGGTTCAATGGGGATACCCCGAGCTACGCACGGTTGTGGAAGTTCAAATCCACATCCATCACCCGTGGTAAATACAGTTGGTTCGCACCTAGTCTCTCCATCACAGATGAAGCGCCTAGCAAAGAAGTCCTGTCTTTCGTGGAGAATGTTGTCGGATAAAGCTTATGTCATCCGAAACAACATTGAAACTCGACCCTAAGTTGGTCTTTGAGAAAGAGATAATAGCCACTAAGGAAACCATTAAGAAGCTGGAGAAAATTGTAGACAACTCCAACACGGCATTAGTGGCGACCAAAATACTATTGAGTGGTCTTGAGACTAATCTGAAGTCCCTTCCTGAACAATCGGAGATCTCTCTGGTAGTAGAGGAAGAAGCTGTCCCAACACCTGACAGTGTCGGGTAGGCAATGCGGCGGCCTGTTGGATTGGGCTGGTTATCAAATGCGCCTGTGGGTAATCGCATAAAAGCCCACCTCCTCTTCCCCGCTCCTGTAGGGCCACTGCCAGTCTGGAAACAGTCGTTGGTTCTAACAGGAGCGGGGTTTTCCTTGTAACATTATGAATAAAAAAAATATCTACGCTGTAGATTTCGAGACTTACTACGACAAAGAATGCTCAATCAAAACCTTGGGGGCATTGGGCTACTTCAGCCACCCCAGTTTTGATGCTTACATGGTCTCAGTGGTGGGCACTGAAGGAACTAATTTCGTGGGGCACCCCAAAGATTTTGATTGGGATGTTCTGAATGATGGGGTTGTCCTGTCCCACAATGCGAGCTTTGACGAAACCCTCTACCTCTATGGGGTTGAGAGAAAATGGTGGCCCACATGTAAACCCGCCGAATGGCATTGCACTGCAGACATGGTGGCCTATTTCAAATTACCTAGATCTTTGAAAGGGTCCACTGGCGTGCTCTTTGATCTCACCGTTGATAAGAGCACCAGAGATAACATGGCGGGTAAACGGTGGGAGGACATGACTGAGGAATTCCGCGCAGAGGTGAGCGAGTATGCTTTAAAGGACAGTGTGCTATGTCTGCGCCTATGGGAGACTTTAAGTGAAGATTGGCCTACGTTTGAGAGGGAGATCAGTCGAGCCAACCGTAAGATAGTGCAAACAGGGATACCCATCGACGAGGATCTCCTAAAGAAACAACGGGAAATTATAGCCGAAGCACTATATGAAGCTGAGGAAAACATCCCTTGGATGGGGGAGAAGCCCCTGCTTAGTAGGGCCGCGTTCGATGAACAGTGCCTTCTTGTGGGGATCACACCCCCCGTCAGTCTGTCTGAGGCTGATGCAGAGTCCCAAGAATGGGTGGAGTTCCACAGCAAGCAGCACAAGTGGGTGGGAGCTGTAAAAAATTGGAGAAGGATAAATTCACTCAAAAAGAAACTAGCGAGTTTCGACTATGCCACAATGCCAGACGGCAGATACTACGGAGGCTGCATGTATTTTGGGGCGCACACAGGCCGCTTTAGTGGGTCGGGGGGAAACCTCAATCTCCAGAACCTGCCCAGAAAGGAGCTATTCGGAGTTAACCTGCGCCACCTCATCTGCCCCCCGCCTGACAAAAAATTGATCGTAGTGGACCTATCCCAGATTGAAGTAAGAACACTTTGCTGGTTAGCTGGGGATCGGGAAATGCTGGACGAAATTGAAGCAACTGAAGATATCTACGAAGCATTTGCAATAAGGTTTGGTATGTGGAATAAAGATGATGGTATCCTAAAGAAGGAAGATCCTGCCAAACGCCGCAACGTAAAGACAATGGTTCTGGGGTGTGGCTACGGAGCGGGAGTCTCGCGATTCGCGACAATGTCGGGGATCACTGAAGAGGAGGCGTCAACGCGTGTGGGAATATACAGAAACCAGATGAACAAAGTTAAGGCTCTGTGGTATGCATATAACGGGGACATAGAGGGCTCCTACGAGGCAAGTAAACACGCCCCCACTGAACTTACTGTGGATCTCCCAAGTGGGAGGATTCTTAACTATGGGGTTTTGCGTAGGTGGTGTGAGGATGGTCGGAACCACTACACTACGTCGGTCCCAAGGCACGGTAAAAATATCACCGTCAGACTTTGGGGAGGGCTCATAGCCGAGAACGCATCCCAAGCATTAGCGCGGGACATTTTTTCTGACATGCTGCTGCGGGTTGAGGCCGCTGGGTATAAGATTATCATGCACGTTCATGATGAACTTGTTGTAGAGGAGGACGCGGATAAAGCACAAGAGGCGCTCGACAACATCACACGCATAATGTCGGAACCACCAGAATGGATACCAGACATCCCCCTTGACGCTGAAGGGTCAATACTAACACGTTACGACAAATGAAATATAAATACATCAAAAATCTTAGAGCTAAAGCCTGCACGGAGTGTGATGACATGTCACAAATCTCGGCAGACCCCAAACCGAAATTCAAATCTAAGGCGTTCTTCAGAGAGTGGTGTGCTAAAAAAACTACGAAACATGTGTTCTTTAGTCTGGCAGAAGGGCGGAATCCCCGTGCACGTATAGAGGGGGAGAATAAAGTATCCAAAATATACGGGATCAATGCCGACTTTGACGCCCCAGTAGACTGGTTGAATGTGGATGATATCATCGCGGCTAAGTCGGTCAAATGTATGCCCTCCTTCAGATCGAAGACGAACAGCGGTTACATCCGATTGGCCTACGAATTTGAAGAATGCGCGTCGATTCACCACACGCTGTATGCTCAATTCATGAAGGAGCTAAAAAGCATACTTCAATTTGATAAAGTTTTTGCGGGTTACGATACGAAATCAGAGAATGCCTCCCAGTATTTTGAACTGGGAGAAGACTGGGTGAAGTTAGGGGGTAAGGTTCCCAGTGCGATAGTTCAGACGGCTATCTTCAAAGCAGCTAAAGCAAAGCCCCCTCAGTCTTCGGACACCTCTATACCCATGGAAGTCATAGCGACTGAAGTGGAGAAGAGATTCCCCAACAGGTGGGTGGGTGATTTCGAGCTAGGCTCAAGGGGGCCGCTGTTTTGGATAGATGATGGGATCGATCGTGAGGGTTGTAAGGTTTACGAAGATGGCATGGTTGTCTACTCGGACAGGGACTACGGATGGAAAACTTGGAGAGATATCTTTGGGCCAGACTTCGTTAAGGAATATGAACAACAGAAGATGGGTGACCTGCTGGACGAATACTGGTTCAATGGGAAACAATTCTTCAAACTACTACATGGGACTTCGAAGCCTATCCCCCGAGACCAACTAGTTCTAGAACTCCGTCAGCGGGGATTCAGGTTTAAACCAAGAAAAGGGGAAAATATCTCAGAAGTAGAAAATTCCATCCTCGTTATCAGTAATCAAAACAGGATAGACGAAATTGCCCCCGTAGTTTTTAGGAGGCACAAAAGGGTTGTGAGCTTTAATGGGTTGAGGATTTTAAACTCCGCCACAGTAGAGCCCATAAACCCTGCCGAAGATGGGGACTTTTCAAACTGGCCTTTTCTCCGAGAGTTCTTTGACCAATTCTTTGAAGACTCGACCAATGTAAAAACGAAATACTACTTCTTCGCATGGTTCCAAAGATTCTATAAAGCTTTCCTGAATAACAAAGAAGATCAGGGGCAAGCCTGTATATTGGTAGGTCCAGCAAAGAGGGGCAAAACATTACTATCCAACAAAATAATCGCTGCGGCAGTAGGGGGTTATGCCGACGCTAGTGATTACCTGTCTGGGGGGACTAAGTTTAATAAGGATTTGGGGCGTGCCGCCGCTTGGGTTATCGATGACACAGTTAGTGCGGCCTCTTTCCAAGACCAGAGGAAGGCGACGGAACTAATTAAGCGGGGAGTCGCCAACCCTAAGATCCAGTTCATGGCGAAGTATGCTGATGCCGTTACCCTCCCGTGGGCGGGGCGCATCATCGTAAGTCTGAATGATGACGCTAATAGCATGAGTGTTATCCCGACTCTCGATTCAAGCAACAAGGATAAAATCATGGCCTTTAAAGTCTGCAGTGAACCCTTCCACTTCCCCAACAAGGAAACCCTAGAGGAAACCATCACAAGGGAGTTGCCCCACTTCTTAAAATGGCTGCATGATTGGAAACCCCCGTCAGAAGTATTAGATGATGATAGGTTTGGAGTGGTAAGCTTCATCGATAAAAGTATCGCTTACGCCGCTTATGACAATTCCAGTAGGTCTCAGGTAGCGGAACTCGTGGACTTCTTCGCCAAAGCTTGTAGGACACAAAATTCTGAACTGAGGCAATGGAGGGGAACCATAACCGAGTTCCAAGTAGCCATACATGCATACAACAATGGGCGGTCTCTGGGCGCTTCAAACAAACTAGAATTTGTGAGGAACGGACTATCGCACCTAGAAGATGCGGGGAGATCAAACACTGGAATCCGCCCCATTAGATCCATCGGGAAGGGTAGCGGTAAGGTGTGGATAATCGATGTTAGCCCTCCCTATGATATCGACCACGAGGACATCAAAGAGAGCTTGCAGGCCGCAGGGCTGAAATAGGTAAGTGGTAACCGTCTACTTTGTAAGTAAACCCATAATCATCTGGGTCACCACGCCGCTTGTATTCACCATGCTTCTGTATCTTGGACCCTGTAGCCCACCCCAGTAACCATGCTCTGGTGAAGTCCTTCCGAACGCGGACAAAAAAGTAGGCTCGTGCTGGGAGTTTCTTCCCCTCACTACAATTAACAGACGCTGTGTAATGGGGCTGGGGTTTACCCGCACAACTCTTGGATTTAACATCTATGGTGCGATTGCCTATTTCGTAGTCGTGGGTATATATCTTGTCCCCCACATAACTGGCTTCAGGATACAGGGTCTCGAAAGCAACTTCCCCAAGGAACCCCGTCATTCTCCCCGCCCCGCGAGTAAAAGAATTAGGTAAGACACCTAAGTTTTCGCTCCGTTCAAACGCAGTTTTTATGTTGTCACTATTAGGTGTGAACAACAACATTCCCTTAGTCCGAGAAAACTGTGGGGGCAATTTCTTCCGGCTCATCCCTTACCTAGTCGTTTTAATAAACGCTCGTAGGCGGGAAAGAAGATTTCATCCATGCAGCGCACCACGGCCTCTTGCTCATAGGTCTCGCAAAAACCGACACCCGATATGCAGAGGCTAGCCTCCAGCAACTCGTGCCGTAGTGTTTTTAACAATGCCCCATCATCCAAACTATCGGACAATATGATACGCTTCCGTTCATGGCTGTAATACCCATAGAGATCCTCATCGCTGAGATTCTCTTGAGTTATCTTAACAGTCTGACCTGCGATGCGTATCGTTTTGGGGATGCTCATGCGCCATAAAAATTGTTTATCCCCCGCGCATATACCGCTGCTAGCTTGCCCACATCAGCCTGAATGAGGCTAACGTCGGAGTAACTGGACCCAAAGAAGGGCTCGGCTATGCAGGCGTAACAGGGCGTTGATCTCAAAAAAAGCGCCCCCCGTTGACCTTTACCACGAGGCTTAACTCCACGAGAAGCTAACTCAGGGTAGGCCGCATCCATCTCTTCTTTTAATTTCGTAGCAAGGCGCTTCCCCCCGCAACTAGATTCCCAGTGCAGCCACTCATGCCCAGTTGCTTTCGGGGAGGCGGCATTAAAGTGGAGTTCTATACACGCGTCTACTTTGTCCTCCCGCATTTTATTGGACAGGAAAGTCATTGCCCCCACATAGCTAGAGGCTTTGTAATCGTCGTATATCCTATAGGGGACTTTAAGGAGGGGTGTGATGAGGGGCAGGAGGTTTGTATTAAAACCATATTCACTAACACTATCGGGACCGACGGTATAAGCACCGCTGTCCCCCCTTCTACTATGCCCCACTGCTAGACCGATCATTTCTTTTTATCCTGTAGGTAGTATCTCCCGTCATCTCTTTTTACGAACTCCCTACCTTGTGACGCTTCATATTCAATGGCTTCTTGAATCGAAGGGTGTTTCATCCCCTTTAAAAGCATCTTCGTTCGAGGGTCAATACTACCCTTGTGTTTAGCCCACTCATTTTCTTCAGGATGCCACACCCACGCCTCAAATGCTCCGTCATTAAACTCGTCAGGAACTGGCCCTGCGGGTTTTGTCATTGGTCTGGGCATCGTTAGAGGCATTAGCTCTGCAAGCTCTGCCCCCGTAGCTTCGTCATACCCATCTGACTCGGGATCAAACGCTAACCTCTTCTCGACTCTTTCTGTAAATGATTCAGGCACGATTCGTTATTTCTTTTTCCTGTACTTAAAAAGTAAACGGTAAAGAGACACAACGGCCACCGCGATACCGAGGACAAGAGACAATATACGAAGCCAATACTCCATCTGCTCTTGAAGGGACGCAGCCACAGCGATTGTGGGGGCCATCGTTCCTAAAAAGGTGTCTATTAGTTTAGATTGAAACATCACTTATCCCCTACAATGAGTGCGCGGCGATATGAATAATCGCTATGAAACCTGTGATCCTTCCGCCCAACCAGTCTTCCCTCCTCAAACCAATACTCCGTCCCCCGAACTAACGTGATAGTCGGCGGATCATAGAGTGCGCTGTCGTTCGCGGTCGAGTCGTTTACCCAATCGGTCGATACGCAGCTTTGCAGAAGGAGTGCCAGCACGGGCAAGCTCATCAATTTCATCTTCAATTTCATCTATATAACGTGCGTTCTTCAACTTCATATACGCCACGAAAGCTTCTAACGCGGCGGTTATTAAACGCAGGACGCGCACAACTATTTGTCTTTAGCCTTTCCCACATTCAGGGCGAGCCACTCAACGAGGATGTATAGCTTTCGGACAAGGCTGTCGTCTTTCGGGGTAGGGGTTAAAGCGCAAATAGCCGAAGCTACCGCAACTACGGATGTTATAACGGCGATGACACCATCGCGGTTCTCACTGAAGTATTGAATCATATCACTCATAAGTTTTTATATTACATTTGGTATACGCGAACCCGTGCCAGTTGGGTCAAATTGTAGAGTGGGTTTGGCTCCCCCACGGTAGGCGTCCATCTCTTCCTCAAGGAGTTGTTTACATACTCCCCAATGGTAATTGGCTCTCTCTAGATCAGCATTATCTTCAGCAACACTCCCCAATAAGGCGTGCTTAACTGCGTTCATATTGCTTGGTCTAACTACGTCTGATGTGTTTATCAGCGGTTTAAATTTTCTTTTTACCAGAACCCTAAGAGTCTTTGAAACAGTATCGGAAGGATCATTCCCAAGACGGTAGCGGCGATAAAGGTTTACTTTATTCGCCTCTTGAACGGTCCCTAACTCAAGGGTGTCGGCGCTGTCTGCGGTGTTTATCGCAGTTATTAGAACGGGGGCGGACAAGGGGGAGTCCCCATTACGAATCTCCGTGATAGTTGAAAAGATAGTGGAGGATGTAACAGTGGCGGATGCCGTGTCGAGGTTGGGCTCAAATGTCGCCATGACAGGAGTAGAAGCATTGTTCAGTCCTGTTACGGTGATGAAATTGTTGCTGGTTCGTGGTATTTGCGTTGCGGGGCTAATAGCACTAACTTCGATGTTGTAGGTTTTGGTGGCCTCTAGCTCATTCACAGTGGGCACAAGTCCATCATCGATGATCCCGTAATTATAGAGGGTAGTCCCGTCCGTATTCCGCCCCGTTAAACGGTAGTCGTGGAATCGGGCGCGTGCTTTTGCGGGGTCATTATCAATTAGGACAGAAACAACAGCTTCCGCATCGTCCGGTAGGGTGAAATTACTATCCGTTGTAGAAATAGTAGTCTCGTATAAAAGATCTTTCCACATCCCCATCGCAAACAAGCGTGGGAGAATAAGGTTCAACTCCTGAATGAAGGAGGAACCTACAGTTTTATATTTCGAGAGAGCTTCTTCAACCCCCGCTACGGTTAGAGTAGCCATAACTAATGTTAATAGCTAATAGGCCCGAGGTCAAGATATCAACTTTTATCAAAGTCTTTTGATAGAGCGTTATTCTTCTGGTTCTGGGCACCCCTCTTCTGTTGGACATGCAACTACAGATAAACCACTGTCACCCATTTGTTCAGCAGGAGCAGTCAAGAATTTATGATCGGTCCCAGTTGCTTGGTAAACTGAGACCGAACCAGCCGCGCCCGAAACAACTGTAAAATCTGTATGGGATACATTCGTAACAACACTAATGGGGCTTAACCCCGTAACAACAGAAGCTGAGGTTAAATCTTTAAGAACAGTTTGTGTGGTAGCTCCTGTAATACCTGTGGTCTGCTGCACATCGCAAAGGGCCGTTACAGTGGCGGGAGGGGTTCCACCAGAGCCCGCTTTTGCCTGCCCCAACACCCAGTAATAATCGGTAGCTACGACGGAGCCACTGTCTATCGTCTGACACATTAGTTCAATGTAGCTTAAATTTTTGTGGGCACCCCCTCTCCACATGGTTGCATCACTGGAACCATCCTTCCACCCGCTGACCGTATTCCCAGTAAGGGAGTCACTCGCCACGTTCCCCGTCACAGGAGTAGCACTCGCCGCACTCCCCGAAGAAACGGAAACCTCATTTACAACAGCAGTAGTGGTCGCAGAAGTAAGAACAGAAACTGGCGTTAACTCACGGTTTACTAAGGTGTGGCAACTTAAATCAGATAAGCACCTAACTAAACCATCTTCAACGATCCCGACGCCATGCGTCCCTATCTTCCAATGCCTATTACACCCGTTACCATAAATCTCAATCTCGTCCCCATTGGTCTCTACTTGGACTTGGGCCTCACCAGAAAAGGGTGCGGATAGTCCATCTTGCCCCTTCTCGATGAGCGTTCGTAGGTTCTTGAAGTCAGTCCCTATGGTGTAATCTTTGTATACCTTCTGCCCGTTACCCACATTGTAGAGAGCGTTATAACCTTTGA